CGTGGGTTTGTTATACGTGTACGCGCGTGTATGTACGCGTATATGTGTATCTTTATATATAAAGTATATATTATATATATAGTGTTATCTTTATATTTATTAAGGATTTCTTATTAATATGTTAAACTTTAGTTAAAAAGGGAATTATATTATTATTTATTGAAATATTATATTTAAATTTGCATCCAGTTTTAGATTTGTATAGTGTTTTTATGTATATAATAAAAGAAAGTTATTATGACAGACAATCAATTGATGGACTTATACCGCAAGGTTAGTCTTTTTGGTCTTAGTGACCTTCGTAAGTTAGCCCCCATTGGTAATATTGGTTATTTGAATGGTATTGATTTCAATAGTCGTTATCATGGTGGCACGTTCAAGGGATTTTTGCGTTCTACTTTATTGGATTGGGTTTACAAGGCATATTGTGAGCAATTCAAGCTTATGGGTTGGACGGAGCAAGCTAGTCAATCTGGTCGTTGCATCCATGATTACTATTGTCCCGAACTGGGTTTTTCGTATGGTGTTGATTCTAGTGATTGATTTTTAGTTTTTAGATATGGAAAAAGTTAAGATTACGAAAGAGCGTATTAGTGAATTAGTGTCTAATTCCTATCGTGTGGCGCATCAGCATGGTTTTCACGACGATTATCATAGTCCAGCACACTACATGATGCTTGTATTGAGTGAGATTGGCGAAATGGTTGAGGCCGATAGAAAGAATCGTCACGCCGATGTCGGTATGTTCAAGGAATTGGAGAAAGTCCGCATTGGTAGTGACGAGGAGTATGCGTCTTACGTCAACAAGTGCTTTGTGGAACACGTCAAGGACACGTTTGAGGATGAAATGGCTGATGTTGTCATTCGTCTTTGTGATTTCTGCGGTTCTTTGAACGTATTGCCCCAGATGAATGATGTTATGGTGGATATGTCCGATGAATTTAAGGATTACTGGGGCGAAAAGTCGGTTTGTGAGCAATGTTTCGCGCTATCCTCTATGGTTGTAGACATCGAACGTGCCAGTTACGATGCCGATGATAGCGAAATGCGCAAGCGTTTGGGTAGTACGTTGTCTTTTGTCTTTGAAATGGCAAATTATCACGGTATAGATTTGTTGTGGCACGTTGATAGAAAGATGGAATACAACGAATCGCGTCAGCGTAGACACGGAAAGGCATATTAACAATCCTTATTTTTGTGGTATTATGAACAAGAACAAGGTTTTAGTCGAGAAATATGACAAAAGTAGTAGAAAGGTACGATATGACGATAATTGAGCGATGCGGTTTTAGCGGTTGGGCTGGTAATAGCTTTCGGACGTATTTGTTCTTTGGTCGCTATTGGCTACATATCAACAAGCGTTTCAAGTGGCCGTTGATAAGTTTTATTAAATTACCGTTTTAAACAAGTTTTATTATGATTTACATGGACGAAAACAGGAAAGTAGCTATAAAGACGCTTAATCGCCTTTTGACGGATGGCAGCATCAAAGAGGACGAGTATTTCACGTTGTTGGGTTTCGTGGTAGAGGATAAGACACAGGTAACGTATATGCCGTCACAACCACAAACCGTACCATTCCCTTTTAGCCCTATTTGGCACGATGAACCGTTGAAATACGAAATCACGTGTAAAAGTAACGCTTTTGGCGACCATCACGCTATGGCTTCAAGCATAAGGGACAAATTTAAATAAAAATAAACTTAAAAATAAGAGAAAATTATGGAGATTCAAGTAAAAATTGTGAATGTATTGCCAGTGCAGACGTTCACATCGTCTAAGACAGGGAATAGTTATTCTAAGTACACGTTTGTTGGTGAAACTGCTGGTCAATATCCCAAGAAAATTGCCTTTACGGTGATGGGTGAGGATAAGTTCAACCAGATGGGTATCGTTGTTGATGGCACTTACACGGTTTCGTTTGACGTAGAATCAAGGGAATGGCAGGGAAAATGGTTCACCGAGGCTAGCGCATGGAAAGCCGTACGTATTGATGGCGCGCAAGGTCAGAAACAAGCACCACAGGCGAATACAAGCCAAGCGCAAGCCCCTGCAAGCCCCGTGCAAGAAACAACAAGTGGCGCACAAGGTGGCGGGTCTGACAATCTACCGTTCTAAAAAAACTTAAAATATTTGTTGATATGGGATTTTCTTTGTATCTTTGCACAAAAGAACGCTTAACTCCTACTAAGCGGACAAAGAAAAAATAAAATTGCGTCGATTAGGCTTGTGGCGGTAGGAGGCTGCATTCCGAAAGACGCTTTTTATTTCCGTATTATGAAAGAATTAGAAAAACGTTGTTTTAGATGTGGTAGACTTTTGCCTTTAAGCGAGTTTTATAAGCACAAGCAAATGGCAGATGGTCATTTGAATAAGTGTAAGGAATGTACCAAAAACGACGCTTCAAAGAATTATTCAAAAAAATCACAAGATGAAATGTGGATGGAAAAAGAACGCGCTCGGTCTCGTGAAAAATACCACCGACTTGGGTATTACAAAAAAGGTTCTGGTGGTAACATGACTACACTTAACAAAATTGAAGGAACAACAAGTAAACGTTTGCGAAATAAAGGATATGACACAAACGGCAAAGAGGCACACCATTGGAACTACAATGAACCAAAGTCTGTTTTGTTGATGTCGAGAAAAGCGCATAGACGTTTACACCGTTATATTGTAGTTAATTCAGAAGATAAGTTTTGTTACACGCTTGAAGGAGAAAAACTTGATACACTTGAAAAGTCTATTGAATATTATCGTAGTATATTGGCAAAATATAACGACATAGACACAAATATTGAAATAATAAATTATGGCTACAACGAATAACGACGCTCTTCAACGCCTCTGCCGTCGCTACCTAAAACGCTTACAGTATATGGCAGACAAACACGGTCTTGGCTTTTGGGTTCGCGACATTATACGCGAAAACAAGCGTGGCGAGTGCGAAGCGACGAAGAACGAGGTTCGGATGCTTGAACGCATGGTTGACGAGGAACGAGTGGCACGAAAGGACATACCAAGTATTGTTGGAAAGTCCTATCGTCAATGTGTAGACGAAAACGTCTTTGATAAAATCGACACATTTAAGCGTCAAGGAATCTATTCGCGGCTTTCTGCGTTGTTATTTAAGGAAAATAATAGTAAGAATCATAAATAAGAAAGATTTATGGCACAGCAAGAGTTTGATTTGTTCGGAAACCCTATTGAACAAAAGGGTGACTTGAAAGTAAAGTACGGCGCAAACCCGTTTACCATTCTTGACGCGAAAGATGGTCTTTGGCAGGCACGTAAGCGCAAATGGCTGAATCTGGGTATAAAGTCAGAGGTTGGACGCGACGCAAAGACGTTCCATACTGGCAACTACCAAGACAAGTTCGGCCAACAGCCGACGACGGAAACAAGCGTTTTTGACCCCGTAGTCTGCGAATTGATGTATAGGTGGTTCTGTCCCGACGGCGGCACTATCCTTGACCCGTTCGCTGGCGGTAGCGTTCGCGGTATCGTGGCGCATTACCTTGGGTATAAGTACACGGGAATAGAGATTAGGGCAGAGCAGGTGAATAGCAATGGCGAGCAGGCAGTGAATATCCTTGGCAACGATAATCTGCCTTTGTGGATATGCGGTGATAGCAATAGGGTTCTTGAGGATTTGCAAGACCAGTACGATATGGTGTTTACATGCCCACCGTATGCCGACTTAGAGGTTTATAGCGACATACAGGGTGACATCAGCAACATGGAATATGACGAGTTTATCTTTACGCTGGAAAGCATCATGCGCAAGGCGTGCAAGTTGCTGAAAAGCGGTGGTATGTGTGTGATGGTTGTCGGCGAGGTGCGCGACAAGCAGGGCAACTACTATGGCTTTGTTCCCGATACCGTCAAATTGCTGCAAAACTGCAAGGGTATGGGATATTATAACGAGGCTGTGTTGGCCACACCGTTAGGTACGGCAATGTTTCGTGCTGACAACAACATGATTCGCGGTAAGGGCAAACTGGTTCGTGTTCATCAGAATATTGTGATGTTTAAAAAACAGTAAGAAAGATGGATTGCCAAAGAGTAAAGTTCGAACGTCCAATCAGCGGTCATACGCTGGAGATGGCTAAGATGTTTGCCTGTTTTAGCAATATCAACACGGTAAACGACATGCTGCGCGAATATCCGCTTGACATTCGTACACAGGAAATGGTAAAGTTGATAGAACATGGCGCAAAGCAACTGTTCGTGCATAACTACACGAACGACGAGCCCGAGTTAGAGCCACAAAAGTTCGATGACGAAAACATCAAGCGTTGCATCGTTTGCTTTAGCGGTGGTAAGGATAGTACGGCGGCTGCGCTGACTATGCGCGAAAAGGGCTATGACGTGCAGTTGTACTACGTACAGGGCATTAACAAGTCCTATCCTAACGAATTGCAGGTAGCGACGAATATTGCGCGCTGGCTGGGTATGCAACTTATCGTGGAAAAGGTTACGCTGGTCGGTAAGACAACGTTTCACGACAACCCCGTTAAGAACCAACTGATAGCGTCTATGGCGTTGGACTACGGATTGGAAAGCGGCTTTAGCACGACGGTGGTGTTTGGCGACTTTACAGAGGATAATATCTACAACAGCAGTTTCTTGGAGGCTTGGTCGGACACACAGGAAATGTGGTCGGCACACAACACGTTCGTTCGCCAGTATGTGCCGTCGTACAAGATTATCATTCCGTTCAAGAACTATCTGGAAACGATGGACGTTATGGCGATAGAGCCAGCGTTGATGCAGATGGTACAGGGCTGTGTGTTGCCGCACAGGTTTAGGGAAAACGCGAAAAAGAACAACGAAAAGAAATACAATGTTTCGTTGTTACCCAACAGGTGCGGCTCGTGCTGGAAGTGCTGCGCAGAGTATATTCACTATGCAGACAAGGGCGTTGTGCCGTATAACACGGCGTTCTACCTGCATTGTCTTAACTTTCTTGCAGACAAGATGGACGTGTTGCATCCAAATATTAAGGACAGGAGCATAGAAAGTGTCTATAAGGCTTTTCTTTTCGACGATTTCAAAACATCAAAATACTACGAAAATGAATGTAGATAGCTTAACACCAGTAGAAAAGCGCGGTCAGCATTGGTACAAGCGCGAGGATTTGCTTGTCGTGAATGGCGTTTGCGGTAGCAAGGTGCGCGTCGTAACAAAGATGATAGACTATGCCATTAACAGCGGCTATTCGCAGTTCGTAACCTGTGGTAGTAGGGATAGTAGACAATGCGAGGTCGTTGCAAAGGTCTGCGAGTGGCTGGGCGTGCAGAGTCATGTGTTTATGCCGAGCGGAAAAGATACGGACGTTAGCCTTTCAATTGAAAACACGAAAGGCGCACAGATACACCGTACAAAGGTGGGCTATAACAACGTTCTGATGTCACAGGCAAAGGCGTTCGCTAACGACAACAAGTATATCTATTTGCCTTTTGGGTTGGACTGCAAGGAAACGATAGACATCAACAAGCTACAAGTTGTCAATGTGCCGAAAGATGTAAAGCGTATTGTCGTTCCCTGTGGCGGTGGCATGAACATGATTGCGGTCATCAAGGGACTGGAGTATTATGGACGCACGGACGTGTCTGTATTGGGTGTTGTCGTTGGTGCAGACCCGCAAAAGACGATAGACAAGTACATTAAGAACACGTTGTTTGACTGTACAGCCGTCAAATGGTCGCTGGTAAGGCATCCAAGTAGCTATGCACAAAAAGCCGATGTGACGAAGATTGACGGGTTAGAGTTGGATGAAATCTACGAGGCTAAGTGCATACCGTTTATGCGCGATGGCGATATGTTGTGGATTGTTGGTAAGAAACTTTAAAATATAGTGTTATGTTAAGAGCTGAAAGTGAAAAGCAAAGAAAACACGTTGAGCAAATCCTCGAATCAGCAACAGCGTGTTTTGCAGAACCAACAAGCGACGGTGTAAGAATCGAAGGTGAGGTTACTTACGACCAATTGGCTGAACTTGTTGACTATCTACGCACATCTGATAACAAAGATGATTTGTTTGAAACCTGTTGGGTGGCTTATCGTCGCAAGGGTAGCAAGAAAAAGGCGAGAGAGTATTGGCGAAAGTTGACCGATGCCGAAAAGGAAAACGTTATGGCGCATATCAAGGCTTACGTCAAGTCAAGGGATTTGTGTTACCAGAAGGACTTTGAGCGTTACTTAAGGGATAAGACGTTTAATGAGATTATCATCAAGGGCAATAACGTTGTCTATGACCCGACAAAGCTAGGCAAAGGCGAATCGGTGTCGCAGGTGTACATGCCCAGTGGTAATTTCTCGATTACATGGGATGACCAACTTAAGGCGTATCTTTATATCGGATTTTATAGCGACGGACAGGCTATTGCCGACGGCTATACCGATGCCACACGTCCCGATGGCGCGCGTATTGTCTTGAATAACGGACGTGGCGAATTGGTGTGGTCATCTATAACAAGAACTTGGATAAAGCAATAAAGCGATTATGTACGAAATAGACGAAAGCCAGTTAAGGCAATGGTGGAGTATCTTTAACCCAGAGAATAAACTTGTAGAGATACGTCTTTTGGGTAAGAACACTTATAGCGGTTACTTTGTCAACGTTGACACGATGATAACGCAATTGCGCCCGTTACTTGACCATAACAATATGCAATATTATGGCGCGATGCAGGCGTATTTCACGTTGAACGAAATAGACGGGTCGTTGTATAGTCGCGAGCAGCATGACGTGTTTGTCAAGAAACCGAAATCTACTACGACGGATGGCGACATTACGCGTCGTAGAATGATACTGGTTGACCTTGACCCAGCGCGTGCAGCAAGCATATCGGCTAGTAACGATGAATTTGAAAAGGCACATCTTAAGGCGGTTGCCGTCTATCGCTACTTGATGAAAGAGGGTTTCAAAGAACCTGTCATTACGCAAAGCGGTAACGGCTACCACTTGTATATACCTTGCGACATGCCTAACGATGAAGAGCATAACGAATTGGTAAAGCGTTTCTTGCAGTCGTTGTCAAACATGTTTAGCGGTGATGGCGTGGATATAGACGAGAAGGTGTTCAATCCTGCGCGCATTGACAAGCTAATAGGCACATGGGCTAAGAAAGGTAGCGACACGAAAGAGCGTCCTTGGCGTTTGGCTAAGTTCGTAAAGATACCAAGCGACCTTTCGCCCAACGATGATGCGTTGTTTCAAAAGATTGCCGACCTATTGCCAAAAGAAGAGCCAAAGGTAGCACCGAATCGTCGCCCGAACTATCAAGGCGGTGGTGTGCCTTTTGACTTACCAACGTGGCTGCGTGAACACGGATTGAACTACAAAGAGGAAAAGCAAGGCGCAAGTACGCGCTATACGCTTGAATGGTGTCCTTGGGTAGATACGCATAGTGACCGCAAAAAATGGGATAGTGCGTTGTTCGTTGCACCAGACGGACAAATAACGTTCAATTGCCAACACTCACATTGTAAGGGTCGCACGTGGCACGACGTTCGCCTTAAGTACGAACCAAACGCGTATGACCGTCCCGTGTATCAGCCACAAATGAACTATGTGCCTCGTCAGTATCAGCAAAAGCCCGCTTTCCAAGTGAAAGAGGAATTACCCGAACTTGGTAAGAAATGGCTTACGATGCCCGACATTGAAAGTATTGACCTTGCAAGCATCGAGGGTGTCAAGACTGGCTACACGGAACTTGACAGGAATATCGTACAGTTGAACTATGGCGAGGTGACGTTGTTGTCGGGTGGTAACGCAAGCGGTAAGTCTTCGTGGCTAAACTCGCTTTTGCTGAATATCATCGACCAAGGTGTGCCGACTGCGTTGTGGAGTGGTGAATTGCCAGAGAAAATCCTCAAAAGCTGGATACAGATAGCTGCCGCAGGTAAGAACAATTTGCGAATGTCAAGCTATGGCAACGGAAAGTTCTATGTGCCTAATAACATCAAGACAAGGATTGATGATTGGATGCGCCCGTTATTCTACCTTTACAATAACGAATACGGCAATACGTGGGAGCAGTTGTTCCATGATATGACGCAGTTGTTGAAAGTTGGCGTTCGCGTGTTTATCCTTGATAACCTTATGGCGTTGGATATTGACTTGCTGGAAGGTGACAAGAACAATAAGCAAAAGGAACTTATTTTGCAGATTAAGGACTTTGCCAAAAAGAACATGATACACATTATCATGGTTGCACACCCGCGTAAGTCTATGGCGTTCCTACGCAAGAATGATATTTCGGGTACAGCCGACTTGACAAACGCGGTAGACAACGTGTTTATCATGCACCGTGTGTGCAATGATTTCTTTAGGGTTGGTGCGGATTTCTTTGGCGAGGCAACGATTAACCAGTTTCGTAGCTTTGGCAACGTTTTGGAAGTGGCTAAGAATAGAATGTGGGGTATCGTAGACCTTATGGTTGGTATGCACTATGAAATAGAAAGCCGTAGGTTTAAGAACACGGCAGAAGAAAATACACAGTACGGATGGGAACGAGAACCGACACAAAGCACGATGGCGTTTGACAACAACCCTGCGCAAGTGTCGAACTACATTACTACACAACCCGCGAATAATGGTGTTGACGAAAACCTTCCATTTGGCGCACCAACGGACGATGCACCGTTTTAAGGTTTATAAACATAAAATAATATAAAAAATAACGAAAATATTTGGTATATATAAAACAAAGTGCTATCTTTGCACCGATTTTCATATTAATTATTAATTTAAAACGAAGACATTATGAAGAAAACAAAAGATGCAATCAAGAAGCTGTTCGACATGGTAGATGAAACTAAGGAAACTTTGCTTATCCTGCATGTAGACGAAAACGCCCAATTCGAATCGCACGTTTGCGGCGAGCACATCGAAATCGCGGCTGGCATTGCTACGATTGTCTATGACGGTCTGAAAGCGGATGCAGACGAGAACCTTGCAAGGTTGGCAAAGGCTATCGTTGACGGTGTAGCCCATACGATGCAGATTCCTAGCCTTAGTGCCGTCAAGGTAATGCTCCGTCTGACAAAGGCTATGGTCGAGTCACGAGAGGAAATCAAGAAAGAACTTGCTGAAAAGCTCGGTCTTACAGACAACGACGATGAGGATGAGGAAGATGACGAGCGCGAGAATTGCGAGGAATGCGAGAACAACCGTTGGTGTCCGCTGCCCGATGCCGTCAAGTATCGCAAGGAAAACCATATCCCTGCACCCAAAAAGCGCAAGAATGGTAAGCGCGGCGGTAAAAAGAACTAAAACGCGAACTAACGATTGTGATTATGGCTGACAAACCAAAGCTATATTACAAGAACGACAAGGGTAGGTACGTGGAATATCACGAGCCTACCCCTGTTCGCGACAATGCACTTTATCGAAAGATAGGAAAACGTTACGAACCAGTTTCGATGATAGATGCCGCCGATGGGTGGAATGAAGGTGTGTATGCCGTTGTCAAGCATCCGATGGGTAGACAGATAGCGAACGCGAGTTATCTGCGCGAGATTTTTGGGACGTATCGTTGTGGTGACATCGAAAAAGTGTCCGTCGCTAAGTTGGGCGGCATGGCAAAGCTAGCCGAC